CCCGTATCGTCGGCGGCACGTCGTCATCTCGCCCGGTCCCCGGCGGCGGGTACGCAATTAAAAACCGGCTGTTGGGCCGGGGTGTTTCGTGTCGGGGCTGCGGTCTGCGGCGATGCGCCTGGCGGCATCACGCGCGGGTCCTGCACCAACCCGATCTGACTGTCCTTGAGGTCGGCATCGACACGCTTATGCAGCGCCTCTGCCAACAGCTTCTCGATTTCGGCTTCGGCCTTGCGCAGAGCCTGCTCTGCCACCTTCTGCTCATAGGCCTGCTTGACGGGGTCGCTCGCCGCGGCGTCAAGCACCTCGAGCAATTCCTGCTTGTTCCGGAGGCTGGAGGCCTTGAGATAGATTTGCGGCGGGAACGTCACCGCCGGGGCGAGCGCCACCAGTTCCTTGAACTGCTCCTCCTGCAGGTTGGCCACGTCCGGCACCTGCTCAATCGTGATGTCCATGTGCATCTGCGCCGGCACGTTCTCCATGCGCAGCACCTGGCCCAACAGCGGCGCGCGCACCGGGTCCTGCTGCAGAGCTGACATCTGCATCTGAATCTGCTCGGGCGGCATCCCCGAACCTTCCATGCGCTTAGACAGCTCCTCGGCAACCGTCACAGGCCGGTTGAAGCCGACGAACTTGACGTTCTTCTCGTCGTCGGTCACTCGTACCCACCACTCTTCCGTCTTGAACTGCCGGATGAGGTCCCAAATCCGCTCGAACGTCCGCTTCTTCAGATGCCTATGGCGGTCCATGAGCATGGAAATCTCGGTCTGACCGCTCTGCTGGTTCGCCATGATGGCGCGGCCCGACGCGGCGTCCGGGCCCTGGCCGAGCATCGCCGCATTGGGGCCCATTAACTCGATCTCGTTCTTGGCCTCCTGCAACAGGCCAAGCTCAGCAGCCGCCAAGTCGCTCTGATTGAGGATTTCAAGCTCGAACCCCGGGTTTGTTTCTAGGAACCCGTCAGGCTTGGCCAATTCACGCTTGGCCAGATCCACGTCATCGACTGCGCCGCGCTCTGCCCGGACCTGGCGCACGCTCAGCCGGTGCAACGCCTTCGAACGGCGCTTGTTGATCTCGTCCTGGGTCGAGATCATCTGCCGAACCAGGCCATAGCGGTTGTTCTTGCGGTCGACGAACGCCGACTGTAGCAACATCGGGCACCAGCTCTGCCCGCGTTGATCGACGAACGGCACCGGCTGGGCCTCGAGCTTCCCGCCATACGTGAATTTGCACAGCCACCATTGGTTGCCCTCTCGGTGGTACATTTGCACGATGCGCACGCGCTTGCGACCCTTGCCCGAGGTCCAGCGCTGCCAATCCGGCCGGTCCGCATAGGTATTCTTGCCGTCCTCGGACACGGTGCGCTCGATGATCTCGTGTTGCTCAGGCCACATGGCCTTGGCGTCTTCCACGTCCATCCACACCACGCCGCCAACATAGCGGGCATCCGAGAAGTCGGGCTTGCGCGAATGCGGATCGTAGAACAGGCGATCCCAGTCCCACATCATGGGCCGAATGTCGTAAGTCCCGTCCTGGGCTGGCTCAACGGTCAATTCCAAACCGCCATAGCCCTCGATCAGCATGTTTTCCCAGATGCCCGAGAACGTCTGATCGAGAGCGCTTTCGTCCTCGACATAGCGCAGACCATCCGTGGCGGCGGCGGCGGCTTCCTCGTCTTGTGGCGTGCGCGGAAACGCGCGCGGGTCGGTCCGATTCACGGCCTCGTAGCCGATGAGGTAATTGATTTTCGGCTGAATGCGGTTAACGATCACGTCGGGCTGGCCGCGCCGGTTCAATTCCGCGCGCTCTTCGGCCGTCAACTGCTTGTGGTCGTAATAGTCGCGGTCGCGCTCTGCCCCCTTGCGCGCCTCGCTGGTCGCGTCCTCTGCGTCCTCAAACCACGTGATATAGGTTTCGATTGGCGTCTGACTGTCATAGCCCTGCGCCTGCTCTTCTGCCGAAACCTGGGTCAAAGCGTTTTCCATGATCCTCCAGCGCTCTGCCGCTTGGCAAAGGCCTGCTTCCACTTGTTCTGCGGTGGCTCCGGCGCTTTGGGCGCACGCCCCGTCGTCATCGTGTCAAGCATCCGGCCGATGAGGCCAATGGCGTCGACCTGATCATCATGCTTGCCGGCCGGAAACACCAACAGCTCGGCCATGAAATCCGCGACCCAGGGCGCGGCATGGGGCAGGTAGACCTTGCCCATCGCCGCGCGCGCCTGGAAGGACCGGCACCGCGTCGGCTTGTCCGCAACCGAGGCCATTTGCTCGCGCCGGCAGTACACGCGGCGCTCGCGCATACGCTTGTCGATGAACGGGCCCAGACTCTTGATGATTTGGCCCTGCTCCTCGCCCCAGTTGAGGGGCTTATGAGCCGCCACCATGTCCAGGAAACTTTCGACCCAGATGTGGGATTCCGATCTCGACCGCCACACGTCGAGAACATACAGGTTGTCGTCAGGATCGACGCCGGCCACGACATGCACCGTGTAGTCCCCGCCGTCCGCTGTGACCGCGTAGTCGGATGCGCCGTAGGTCCGCAAATGCTTGGGCGGCTCGGTATAGAACCGGAACCAGTCGCGCTTGAAATAGTCGCCAGAATCCGGGGCCGGCTGCTGCTGGTAGAGCGCCGACCAGTCGCGAGGAATGGTCGACTTGCGCAACCGCTCGAGCACTTCGATCGGGTAGAACTCCGGCCAAAGCGCCACGCCATCGTCACTGATGGCTGGAAGCGTCAGCAGCTCCCACTGATCGCCGCCGTTCTTGGCTTCCGACAGCAGCCAGCCAGACAGGTCGTCCTCGTGCCAGCGGGTCTGAATGACAATGATGGCCCGAGGAAACCGCGACAGCACAACCGATGAATACCAGTTCTTGATCGTTTCGCGCCGGGTTTCGCTGTCGGCTTCCTCCCGATCCTTGATCGGGTCGTCGATCAACGCGATCGGCCCGACAGTGCCGCGGCCGGTCAACGCCGTCCCGACGCCGGCCGCGATGTAGAACCCGCCCTGCTCCGTCCGCCAGAACCCCTTAGCTCGGGTGTCCTCCTTGAGGCCAACGCCCGGAAACAGTGTCTGGTACTCAGCGCTACGCAGGATGTCCCTGACCTCACCGCCGAACTCCTGGGCCTTGTCGAGGTTGTAGGACGCTGAGATCACCGTTGCCTCTGGATTGCGACCCAGAAACCATGCCGGGAACCGTCGTGACGCCAACTCGGATTTGCCGTGCCGAGGCGGCATGTTGATCATAAGCCGGTCGATCTCGCCGCGCTCGACAGCCTCTAGGCGCTCGGCAATGAGCTGATGGTGGACGGCGGGAACGTAGGTGCGTGAGGTGAACCCGGTGAACTCAATGAGTGACCTGCGGGCCGTCCTCCTCCTCAGAAGCTCCGAGGCTGCTTCCTGTCGCGATACCTGCAAGCTCTGCATCGGTGAGGTCTGCCAATTCCTTTGGTTCGATCTTCACGTCAACCGACTGCGCCGGCTTTCCGTAGCCGCGATTAAGCACCTCCTGCGCCGCAGAGAAGGCGACGCGCGGATCATCGGACTTGAGCAATTCGAGAACCTTGGTGAATGCTTCCTTGCCGTGCTGCTTGGCGAGCGCGCGAATATCGGTGACAATGCGGGGCCTACCCTTTGGGTTTCCTGACACGCCTTTCTGGAACGGCTTGCCGATCTGGCGCTTTGGCGCTGCCTCGTTCTGTTCCAATGCTGTTATCCTTGCTGCTCTTGCTGCTCGTCTTGTATCTGCGCCTTCAATTGGGCGGCAGCGATCTGGATATGGAGCGGTGTTGCCTCTCTCTCGATCCTGACGCTGTAGGTGTGGGTTTGGCCATTAGGCTCCGTGGTGGTGATGGACGCCCGGAAATAGCCGTGCGAGTCGCCCAGGCGAACGGATGGGTTGTCGAAGCCAAGGGTCTTCAGCTCGTTGGCAATGCTGTCAGCGTCCATATGCGCGCGGTCCTATGCCATCAACAAATGGGGATGCCTGAACGGTGAAGTTGCCTTCCTCATTCAGCGTTGTGGATGCGCCGGTCGCCTTCCACCTGTAGTAGAAGCGCCCGCCGACTTCCGGGGTCACATCGCAGTAGTAGTTTCCGACAGCCGTCTTTCCGATGTTGGTGTCGGTGCCGTAAAGGTAGCTTGAGACGGTGCCGTAGGGGTCCATCAGCTCGAAGGTGACGGTTGAGGGATCGATAGCGTCACCGTTTTCGTCCGTATAGCTCATGGTGCGGCGCTGCTTAGTTCCGGGGTACATCAAGCCTGGGGTCGATACCATGGGGCTAAATTCCTATGAGCGGGCCGCGATCTCTGTTTGTCTGGCCCTTCACGCTTGGAGTCGAGGCATGATTGCCGCTAACAACAATACTTGTCCCTGTAGAGCCAAACGCCCTTGGCAAACCTCTGCTTCGCGCCGTGGTTCCTAACGCTCTCCCAGCCTCGGCATGAGTGAGGGACGGGAGCACTTCAAAGTCTGATTGAAAAACCTGAGTAACGCCGATGGTCTGAGCGGCCGTGGCGTTGATCTGCCGAAAGGCCGTTGCCACCTGGGNNTGACGCCAACCGTCTGGGCCGCGGTGGCGACGATACGGACGGACGCGGCGGCGGACTGGGTGACGCCAACGGTTTGCGCCGCTTCGGCAAATCGTGGTGCGCCGCCTGTGGCAGGCGCTGGCCCGGCGATGGCCCGTGTGGCGAGTGCGCCGAAGCCGAGCATCAGCGGGGCCTCCTAGAGGCTAGGCGATCACATCCTCGTGCC